AGAGTTTATGCAGTAACCCACTGCGTAGCGGCTAGAACCCGCTAATTTTATAAAGGAAAATCAAATGGGACGTCCTCTAAAAATCGCAAAGGCTCAAGCAGTCTTAACAATTACTGATACAGCCGCAACAGGCAGTATCGTTACAATATCAGGTGGAAATTTAACAACATCTCCGACAGTTGGTGTAGCTAAAGGTATGCCATTCCAAGTAGCCACTACAGTTGGTGGCCTAACAGCAGGAGTTACATATTATGTAAACTCTATTCTATCAAATACTACATTTGATGTATCTGCTACACAACTAAGTGTTCAACCACAAGTTATGGCAACACTGTCTGACACAAGTAGTCAAACAGTTTTAATGTCAGTTGGTGTTGTTGATGCTTATTTCAATAACCCAGTAGGTGGTACAGGTTTCCCTGCAACTAATGCTAACACATATGGTGTAGTTGGTGGTAACACATCAATTGTTGGTAGTCAAGTATTAGCACAAGTTGCTATTGGTATTAATGGTACAGGTACATTATACACACCGCTAGCGGTTAACACTAGTAATGTGGTAGTAGGTGTAGGTACTGATTTAGCTAATTTGGCTACTGGTGCGGCACTTCAAGTTGCTGTGGCTAATATTAATGGTAGCACTGATTATGTTAATTTAGGTTTTGCAAGTGCTACACATGGTAATGTTACTGTTGCAGTAGCAACTACCGTAGTATCAGGAAATGTAATTGGCACTTCGGGTAATGCTCAAACTCTTATAGCAAATATGCCAATTTCATTTAGTGCTAATTTGGGTGCTCTAGTAACAGGTACAACATATTTTGTTAAAGCTATTGCTAATGCTGCCGCATTTACTGTATCTACTGATCAGGGCGGCCCTGAAGTTCAGATGACTGCGGCAACTGGTACACCAAATGCTATTATGAATCGTGTTGTATTAACCGCTAATGCAAATGTTGTAGTATCTAATGCGGCATATGTATATGCCAATGATGAAGCAGGCTTTATTGTTCGTCAAAAAGGTAAAACAAAATATCTAGTCACAGGTGCAACATCAGGTTTGACAGCACAATGCTATACTGCTAATGTAGCAAATACAGCATTGACGCCAAATACAATGAACATCTTATCTACTGATGCAGCCTCTGCTACAGCATATGTTTCAAGTATTAATGATTACAACAGTGAAATATTCCCAACGCAAGTTGCCGCTGGATCAATATCAGCAGGTACAGTTTATACAATTTACTTTGCTGGTACAACAAATTGGACAGCAATTGGTGCAATGGCTAATATGACAGGTATTACATTCACCGCTACTGCATCAGGTTCTGGTACAGGTACTGCTGTTGCATATAGTGTTAACCCTGATGTTATCGCTACATTCAATACTGCGTTTACCGCTAATGCAGCTAACGGTCAACCTAACCCAATCGTTACTATTAGTAATGCTTAATAATTATGGCAACTAGTAGGACAATCAAAATGCCAAAAACTGAAACCGATATAGCAGTTCTTCAGGTAGAAGTTCAAAACATCACTGATGATATTCGTGAAATAAAAACGGATATCAGAGATATACACGTTGAAATGGTTAAAAACAACGATGATACTAGAGTGATGTTAAAGGGTATGAAGGACGCTAGTTCAAATGCACATCAGGCAATGTCAGAAAAAATCTCCGCATTAGAAAAGTGGCGATGGATGATGATGGGAGCAGGTGTTGTGATAGGATCATTGGGATTCGATACTATAGCAAAATTGCTAAAATAAAAAAAGAGACTTAGGTCTCTTTTTTTGTAAGTGCTTTTAATTTCTTCTGTACAACATCAAAGTTTACTGTACTAAACAATCCAGGATGTAATGGTTTAGGATATTGATTATCACCTACCCAAGCATATCCGCAATGTTCTTCATTTAATACTGGTGTAAATTCTTCATTTATCTTACAAAAAAATGTATGATATGTGAATGTATTATTAACAAACTTTTGTATTGGTACTAATTTTGCATTTTCTGGGAAGTACCCAATTTCTTCACAACATTCTCTATCAATACCCACAAGTAAAGTTTCACCATTTTCTATTTTACCACCGGGTATTCCCCAATTGCCCGGATTTTTATTATCCGTTCTAAGTAAATATAAGAATCGTTGTGTGTTTTTAGCGTAAAAGAAAACGCCTGCCGAGATATTATTCATATGCTAAAACATTATAGCACAAAGTAATTTAAATTACAATACTATAATCACCCTGGTCGTACCAACCTTCCCAAGATTTCATCCAAGCATCTTCGGTATTGACATAACGATATTGAATGCTGGTTGTTAAATTGGTAACATACTCTACTGTTGTAGCCTGGGCACTATCAAATGATACAAACCATTCTCCTGTACCACTATCATATTCAATAATGTCATTAGCATATGCTACAACGTTACCCCATGCAATAGTAGTATCACCTTCACTACCAATATTATCTACAATAAGATATCTCATTCCATTTTCTGCGGGAGGTAACCCTGCATTTGGTCCTGTGACTAATGGGTTAATCACGCTGTCTACAGGATCCAATGTGTTTTGAGGCAGGGTATCTGGGTCAATATCATATATCAATAATCTATCATCTACTGGATCAGGAACTATTGTACCCACAATCTCAGTATCCATAAACGGGTTTTGTAGCCAAATCTGACTAATTCCTGGTCTTAGTGTACCATACACATTTAATAGACTTGACCAATACAAACTTGTATTGGGGTTAGGTGGTAAATCTAAATCTTCATTACTTGGATAGAAATCTTGATTAGCTGGCAATAATTGTAAACTATTACCTATCAATAATAACTTATATCCATATGGAGTAATCTTCTGTCTAGTACCTAATAACAAATCATCATTTTGAATATCATCTAATGCTGTACCAGAAAATATACTTGCGATAATTTTCTCAATAACACCCATCTTTTTAAGTTTAGCCGCATTGCTAATCCATATAGGCATATAGAATTTCCAACTTAATACATCGATGGGATTACCTGAACCTTGTGGAATAGTTCTACTACTAAATGTTAATCCATCTTGATAGACAACACTTAAACTAGTCCAATCAATAAAGTTATCAGTAGATTGAATCTCCAATGAAGGATTAAATAGTGTGCCTAATTGTTCAATCAATTCTAATTTTTGATTATAATTAGTTGTCCATAAATCCACGCTCATACGTAGTGTATAGGGTACTGGCATCAATCTTTCTACAGTAAATGCTTGTCCCTGTACTGTTTCATAACTTTGTGTTTCTGCATTATAGCTACGTTGACGAACTTGAATCTTGTCAATAAATGTAGGATCTTGTGTTCTTTTTTGATCGTATTCTAATCCAGTAATATAATAAGTAATCAGCGGAGCACTAGGTAAATTACTAGCACTGTTGTTAGCAATGATAGTAGCTGCCTGCCTGCTTGAATCACCATACATAATTGGTACACGAACAAGTATTGCATTACCTGCAGGGTCCTTACCTTTAGTAACATACCAATTAGAAAAGATTTTTCCAAATTGAATTAGAAATCTGCGTACCTGATTATCGTAGAAGAAAGCTGCCATATTATATTACCGGTGGTATTGGATCTGGTGCTATTGTCAAAATGGTTGACAAAGCCTGTTTTTGTGGTATCGTTGTACCATCAGTTGTTACTGTAACGTTACTGTTATTTATGAAGCTTGATTGTTGTGACAAATCTTGTTCAGTAAAGCCAGTTGGTGTTCTGACATTTGTAGATATACGAACCCATATTCTTCCATCCCAACGATATAGAATTTGCGGTAAATAATCTGTGCGTAAGAAATATGCACCTACTTGTGGATTCTGTGGGAAAGCAATACCTGCTCCTGTTGGGAATCCATTTGGTGCTTCGCCAGTTCCATCTAAGTAACCAGTAGTATAGCCAAAACTTCTTGGGCTACTACGTGCAATGAATTGGAATCTTGGATCAGAATCTGCACGATAGTCCATAGTATTTGGACCATATGGTTCTGTTCCAGTAAAGTTTGGTGCTACTGGATTCTGATCGGCAAATGCATATGTGTTATCTGAAGTACCGTATGGTCCTGTAATAGGTCCTGTTGGCAATGCTGTTAATACAATTTCACCCTCTACTGCTCCTGAACCGTTACCAATTAAGATTGGTGCAATTGTAGCAGTTTCTAAATTAATCTGTCTAGCGGCCTGTAAAGGGTCAACTAAAATGTTTACAGACATATCCCATATACTTTGAATAGTTGATTTAGGTATGCGTAATATAGGACTTGCATTTTTGTAAG